ATCCGTTGGTGGCGACCTCAGCGTGGACGGCAGCGCCAAGCTCGATGCTCCAGCACTCACATCCGTTGGGGGCAACCTCCACGTGTCCGGCAGCGCCAAGCTCGATGCACTCACATCCGTTGGTGGCTACCTCCACGTGTACGGAGGCGCCAAGCTCGATGCACTCATATCCGTTGGTGGCGACCTCAGCGTGGACGGCAGCGCCAGTATTCCTAAGAACGTAAAACGAGAATCAGATGCATGGGCAGCATCTCTCCGTATAAGCATCAAACTGTCTGTTCGCCTTAGCTTCATGGACAACGGATTTCTTTTCGCAGACGGTATTCTCGGAAAGATTCTCTCCAAGAAGGAGATCAACGGAAACGTGGTCTATACGCTCGCCGTTAAGGGCGGTCAGAAACAAATCTACTGCGTAGAAAAAGGGGACCAGTTCTCCCACGGCGATACCGTTGAAGACGCTATCAAATCGTTCCGCTACAAGCTATCTGATCGAGACACGGCACGATTCAAATCATGGAAGCTGGCTGATACGGTTTCCGCCGAAGACGCGATTCAGGCATACCGGGCTATCACGGGAGCTTGTGAGTACGGCGTGCGCTCATTCTGCGAGAGCAGGAAGATACCCGAGAAACTGACTGTCGCTGAAGTAATTAAGATCACAAAAGACAGTTACGGCAACCAGCAGCTCGCCGCATTCTTTGGGCTAAAGGAAACCGATTATTCGTTTGAGCTTGGCGGCGAGAGAAGCCAGTAAATGGTACTTGACTACAGCGGCACTACAGAGGCACGCTAGAAGTACTATGCCTAGTAGACCCCCGGAAGGCCGCCGGTTTAAAAAAGGCCAATCTGGAAACCCACGCGGCGGGCAACTGCATGATCCGGCGATAAAAAAGCTTAAAGCGATCACGCGCCAGGAGATAGCCGACATTGGCTCAATGGTGATAGTTGGAAACAAGGCCGCGCTAAACCGTATCTTGAAAAATACAAAAGAAACGGTACTAAGGCAGTGGTTTGCAAAGGTCGCGCTGAATGCGCTCGACTCGGGGGATTCAAAACACTTTAACGTGCTGCTCGATCGCATCGTAGGCAAGGCTACCGAAGTTAAAGAAATTTCTGGCCCAGGCGGTAGCCCGTTACTCCCGAAAACACCTGAGCAGAGGGAAGTAACTCTGAACCAACTTTTGGGCGTACTTGGCAAGCTTGGCCCAAATGGGAAACCGTGACGAAATAGTAACGCAGGCTTTAGAGCTTGTGTTGGAGGAGCTAGCCGACAGGGCGCGGGCTTCGCTCTTGGCTTTTACCCTATTCACAAAAAACGACTATGAAATAAATTGGCACCACGCGAAGCTTTGCGAAAAGCTCGACAAGTTCGCGCGGGGTGAGATACCGCGCTTAATTGTTTCCATGCCGCCACGACACGGGAAGTCGGAGCTTGTTAGCCGCAGACTCCCCGCTTTCGTTTTCGGGGTAAATCCGGATGCGCAGATAATCGCCACGAGTTACGGGGCCGATCTCGCCGCGCGAATGAACCGCGACGTGCAGCGGATCATGGAGACACCCCACTATGCGCGTTTGTTTCCGAATTCCACGCTTAACGAATCGAACGTGCGAACCACCGCAGCCGGAGCCGCGCTCAGGAATTCAGATATGTTTGAGATAGTGGGCCACGCGGGCGTTTACCGTGCAGCAGGTGTGGGCGGTGCTATCACGGGCATGGGCGCTAACTTCGCAATTATCGACGACCCCATAAAAAACCAAGAGGAAGCCGATTCGATCACGTACCGGCAAAAGGTATGGGATTGGTACACGTCCACGCTATTCACACGCCTAGAGAAAAACGCTTCGGTGCTACTCACCATGACACGCTGGCACGAGGACGATTTGGCGGGGCGTTTGATCAGCCTAGCAAAACAGGACCCCAATGCGGACCAATGGGAGGTGTTCGAATTCCCAGCGATCAAGGAAACGAATGAAAACCCGGAAGACCCAAGAGCAATTGGGGAAGCCTTGTGGCCAGATAAATACAACTTAGAGCGCTTGGGAAAAATAAAAGCGTCGGCGGGTTCCCGTGTATGGGGGGCGCTCTATCAGCAAAGGCCGACGGCGTTAGAGGGTGGGATAGTCAAACGCGGGTGGATCAAGTTCTATAAGCAGCTACCGGCCCGACTTGACGAGGAAATTCAATCTTGGGATTTGAGCTTTAAGGAAACGAAAACATCCGATTTCGTCGTGGGGCAGGTATGGGCCCGTGCGGGCGCGAACAAATACCTATTGGCGGAAGTTAGGGACCGCATGGATATTGTGGGCGCGATCAACGCCATTAGTACCACCGCAGGGCGTTTCCCGAAGACTTACGCAAAGCTTGTGGAAGACAAGGCGAACGGGCCCGCCGTGATTCAGCTTCTCAAAAATAAAATTTCCGGGCTGATCGCAATCACGCCGGAAGGATCGAAGGAAAGCAGGCTTTCGGCGGTTGCTCCCGAGTTTGAAGCGGGTAACGTGTTTCTCCCCGACCCTTCGATAGCGCCTTGGGTTCACGATTACATCGAAGAGCTTGTGAACTTTCCGAACGGGGCGCACGATGACCGGGTAGACGCGACTAGCCAAGCCCTGCTTCGCTTCCGTACTAGCTCCGTGGACTTCCCGCAGGAAATGGTGCCTAATAGAATCCAAACCCTAACATCGGGAATCGCGGGGCGGAGAGAAGCATGGTGAAAGACTTTTTTAGTAAGTTATTCAAGTTTCAGGAGGAGCCCGCCGTTGCCCAAGAGGACCCAATGGCGCATTTCGTCCCCATGGCGTCCACGGGAACGGAAATCTATTCCGGGTATATCCATGAAGACCATTTGCAAACCTTGCGCGGGTACGAGCGTGCAAAAGTGTTTGATAAAATGCGCCGTTCGGATGCACAGGTTAGAATGCTCTTAAGCGCCGTTAAGAACCCGATCCGATCCGCGACGTGGGAGGTACACCCGGCGGATGATTCCGCCGAGGCAAAGGCCGACGCCGAACTGATCGAGTATTTACTTTTGAAGCAGCCCGGGAAGCCTTTCAAAAAGCTTCTAGGCGAAATGCTCACCATGATCGACTTCGGGTATTCGACTTTTGAGAAGGTCTATACCCTAGAAATGAATGACCCGCTTTTCGGATCGGTCCACACGATTTCCGGGCTGCACTGGATCAGCCCGAAGACCATTCACCGCTTCAATGTGGAACGGGGTAGCGGAAAACTGTTTTCCATTTCGCAGTTCGCTTATGGGGACTTGGAAAAAACCATAGACGTGCCTGCAAAGTACCTGCTTCATTTCGTGTTGGAGCAAGAGGGCTCTAACTACGAAGGGCTTTCGTGGCTTCGCGCGGTATATGGAAACTATTTGCGCAAAAATGAGTACATGAAACTCAACGCGATCGGGATAGAGAAGTTTGCAATCCCCACGCCCGCCGTCAAGGTGCCCCAAGGGCTTCAAAATAGCCCTAGCTATCAATTCCTTTTGGAAGCGCTCGAAGTGTACACGTCGGGGGAAGCGAACTACATCACCTACCCGGCAGAATACGAAATCGACTTCGCAAGCAATGCGCAGTACCACCCGGATAAAGTCGATCTAGCGGTAGACGCCGAAGATAAGCGCATGGCGAAAGCCTTCCTTGCGAACTTCCTAGAGCTTGGCCAAGGCTCTTCGACGGGCTCTTTCGCCTTGGGCCGTGATTTGTCCGATTTCTTCCTATCCGGCTTGGTGTACATCGCCGATGAGGTAGCCGACACGATAAACACGGGGTTGATTCCTGAGCTTATGCAGCTTAATCGCGGGCCCCGTAAACAGTACCCCATGCTTAGGCACTCGGGAATCGACGATAAGGCCGGAAAAGAACTTGCCGAAGTGCTCGCCAATTTGGCTCAGCACAAGTTCATTATCCCCGATGATCAATTGGAAGACAATCTCCGCAAGCGGTACAGCCTGCCCCCCAGGTCGGAGGAAGGGCAGCGAGAACAGACCCCCACGCAGCCTTTCGGGCTCAGTGAACGGGTTAGAAAGAAGCTACTTTCGTGAAACGCCTTTTCTCCATTCTTGGCGCGCTGATCGCGCTCCCTGGGTTGACTATTCTCGGGCTACTACTGATATGCACAATCCCCTGCCTATGGGCTTGGGATTGTTTCACGCGCCCGCGCGGGAAGCTCTATAGCCCTTGGCAAAAGGAATTCTGGCAATGAAATCTAAAGCCCGCAGCCTTATGCGGGAATCCTCGCAGATACTTCGCGGCATTTTCGACGCCGGGCTTACGGAGATAGGCGCCGAAATGGTGCAGCAAGTAATGGCGCGCTACCGTGCGCTCCCACCCGCGCAACGCGCGCGTGCGATAAACGATAATATCGCATGGAGGGGGGAGAATGCTTACCGGGCTCTTGTGTTGGACGTTATGGCGGAGATTGCTTTCGACGCGATCCAAGGCGCGCGTAAAGAAGTGCCCGGCACCGGGCGCATAAAGCTTTCGGAAGAAATCGACGCAATCAAATTCGAAGAGGAAACGATTCTCGAAAGGCTTCCGATCGCGCTGCAAGCGAAGCTGCGTAAGCGCGCCGAGCTACTGGTAGGCACGCAACTGGCCGACCTACAAAAGACTATCTTCTTTCAATACCTCAATTCCTACGACACAACGGAAGACGCGCGTGTATTGGAAGCCGGCATAAAGGAAGCCGCAGCCGAATACATTTCGGGGAGCGCGGTAACTTCGGGCGCCGATCTTACCGCCACCAGTGTGGTGAACACTTCGAGAAATGCTTTCTTCATTGATTCGGAAGTAGCGGCGCAGTTAGACGCTTTCCAATTTGTTAACGGCGATCCGGTTACGCCGATTTGCTCGGATCTTGACGGTACCGTGTTCGCCGTTGATGACCCGGACCTGTTCAAGTACACGCCGCCGCTCCATTGGAATTGCAAAAGCTATATTGTACCGATTCCGGCCGGGCAGTTAGGCAGCCGGGAAATCGAGAAATTGAAGCCGAGCACAAAAGCACTTGACGACTCCATTCAATTCGCTGAGCATTTAAAACATGCTCACGAAAAAACCTGCCAACACTGCGGAAGCTAGTTTTTACACGCCTCCGTTTGAAATCAAGCTGGGGGAAAACTCTTCTTTCGACGACGCCCCGCCCGAAGATATTGAACTGCTCCGGGTCGGCACCTTCTATCACAAGGGCGAGAAGATCGAAGTTACCCGCGAGCATTTGCACTCTTTCGTAAAGAACTTCTCCGAGCAGGTGCGTGGGATTGATCTAGCTATTGACTACTCCCATGAGAATGAGGGGAAGGCGGCGGGCTGGATCACACAGGTTTATCTCGACGGGCCCACGCAAGAGGTCATGCGCGCGAAAGTGAAATGGACCGAAGGCGGGCGGAAGATGCTGGCCGAAAAGGAATTCAGATACGTTTCGGCCGAGTTTCACATGGCCTACAGGGATAATGAAACCCTCAAAGCCTACGGGCCCACCCTCATGGGCGCGGGGCTCACGAATCGGCCCGTGGTCAAACACATGCAGCCGATTGTGCAGCTCTCGGAATCGAACACCGGGCAGGCCATGGAAGTGGTGCTTGCCAAGCTCGACGAATTACAAAAAGAGCTTGACGCGGTAAAAATGAATCTCCAGACTAAAGAAAACGAACCGAAAAAAGAGGTTATTACGATGCCCACCGAACTAGAAACTTTGCAGGCTCAGCTTACCGAAATGAAGGCACAGAATGCTTCCCTCCAAGAGAAGGTTAACACCCTCGAGTGCGATGCAAAGAAATTCGCGGAAGAAAAAGCCGCAGCCGCCAAGAGAGAAGAGTTTGACGCCATCCTCAAGTCGGGTAAGGCCGTTGAAGCTCAGCGCGAAGCTTTCGTGTCCGGCGACGTTAAGAAGTTTGCTGAGCTTGCTCAGGAGCCGAAAACTATACGGCTGAGCGAAGGTGAAGATAAAGCCACTCCGAAAGAAGGCGAGACTGTTTCGGACAAAATCAAGTTACTTGCTGAAAAGCTTGTGGCCGACAAGAAAGCAGCCGATCTCGGCAGTGCAATTTCCATGGTGCTTAACGACCCTGAGCACAAAACTCTATCCGAAGCTTACGCCAACGGCGTGACGAAACTGTAAAGAAGGGACAATAAAATGGCATCGCATAGCCAAGCTCGAATCTCCACTTTCTACGCTACCGCAGCGGTAGCACTCGGCAAGGCCGTCAAAATCGGCGCTTCCGGGGACTATATCGCCGTGGGCGCCGCAAATACTGATCCTTGTATCGGTATCGTGCAAAACGCCCCCGACGCAGCCGGAGCCCTTGCCGAAGTGGCACTCCCTGGCGGCGGTGCAAAAGCCCTCGCAGGCGAGGCAATCACCAAAGGAAAACTTTTGGTGTGTGGCGCCGCCGGAAGCTTGGTGCAAGCCAACGCTTCGGGTGATCGCGTGATCGCAATGGCCATGGAAGACGCCGCTTCGGGCGACATTTTCGCGGTTGAAGTGTTGGTAGGCGTCGCTACCGGCGCAGACGTTTAACAGTTTTTAAGGAAGAAAGGGTTATAGAATGCCTACGCAAATGAAACCAGTAGTTGAGCAGCTTCTAACCGGCGTAAGCTCCGCGCTTATCCCGCAGGGAATGGTCGCTGAGAAAATTTTCCCGAAGGTGTATAGCGCCAACTATTCCGGGAAGCTTGCCAAGTACGGCAAAGACTTCCTTCGAATCGAGCGCTCTATCGTGGGCGGCACCGGCAAGTACCGGCAGGTGAAGCCAATTACGAAGAGCACCGACAGTTTCAATATCATCGGCCACGGCCTCGAAGGCATGGTGACGAAACAGGACTATGCGAACTCGCAACAGCCCTACGACGCCGAAAAAGACGAAACTACGGGGCTCACCACGCACTTGCTTCTCGAAAAAGAGTATGCCGTGGCCGCGTCGCTCACCGATACCGCAGTGCTCACCCAAAACACCACGTTGGTGGGTACGGATCAGTACAGCGATTATCTCAACTCCGACCCAGTGAGCGATTTCAGCGATTTCCGCGCTACGGTTCGCGCCGCTTGCGGGCTTGCTCCCGACGTAGCGATCATGGATTGGGCAGTGTGGAACAAACTGCGTTACCACCCGGCAATTCTCGACGCACTCGGATTCAAAGACAATCGCCCCGGCGGTTTGAATGAAGCTGAGCTGGCCATGGCGATCGGCGTGCAGCGCCTTTTCGTGGCCCAAGGGGTTTACAATTCCGCGAAGGAAGGCCAGGCCGATTCGATCACTCCGATTTGGGGTAAGCATATCGTCCTCGCGGTGCTTCCGCAGGCCGCGCAGCCTTACCAGACTTCGCTCGGGTACGAAGTGCTCCTGACCGGCGGGCAACCCCGTAAGGTGTACAAGCAACCCGGCTTCAACCCCCCTGGATCGACTTCGATCCTGGTGGAAGACGAATACGATCACTTGATCTCGAACGCATCTGCCGCGTACCTGATTAAGAACGCAATCGCCTAAGATTTCCACGAAGGCATGGGGGAGTAAAATCCCCCATCTTTCAAATTTGGAGTTTTCGCCATGAGAATTTTGCTCGCCCTTATTTCCCTGATCACCATTCCGGCTTTCGCGGTAACGGTTCCCACCTACCGCGACCTAAAACCCTCGACTCAGAAAATGGTCGAGTATCAAGCTTTCGCAAACTTGGCCGCTTCGAATTCCACAACGGTGGAATTCAATAACGCGGGCCCTACCGCTGCGACCGCTTACGTGCTTTCCTCTTTCGACGCTCAGCCCGACGTGCCCCGCGTGATTACGATCACTCCCGGCGGCTCTACCGGAAGCGTCGCCGCTTGCGACCTTGTGGTGAGTGGCACCGACGTTTTAAACAATGCTATCGAAGAAACGCTTTCCTTTGCGAATAACCAAACATCGGTCGAAACTTCGCTGAAAGCCTTTAAAACAGTTACCTCCGTTTCCTTCCCGGCCAACTGCGAAGATAGTGGTTTCGCTGCTAACTGGAACATTGGTGTAGGTGAGTCGATCGGCGTTAAGCGCTGTATGGATTACGCCGGGCACGTTTTCTTCTCGACGCTTAACGGCGCGAAGGAAGGCACCGCCCCGACCATGACCGCCGACGCAAGCGTGGTTTCCCTGAATACCGCCGACTTTAACGGCACCATGAACGGCTCGAATGACTTCGAACTTCTCTTTTTCCAAAATTTCCGTTGTGTGAGGTAAGGACCCATGGCTCAATTCATCGCAGTAGCAAATTTTAAGTGCGGTAAAGACGAAAAAGGCGCCCCGCGTTTCTTTAAGGCCGGGGACGTTTTCAAAGGTTCCGAAGATCAAGTGAAAGCTTTCGAGGAAGCCGGTTTGATCCAGAAAAAGGAACTTTTGGAAAAGGCCGAAGGGGAAAAACTCCTCGCTCAGCTTGCCGCAAAAGAGGAAGAGATTAAGCACCTACGGGTGAAGCTCGCCGCCCTCCAAGGCAAAGACGCCAAGGGCAAAGAGAAGTAAGCGCTAGGGGGCTTTTGTGCCTTACTGCACCATTCTACAGGTAGAGGGCGAAGTCAAAGTGGCTACGCCCTTTTCCGCGTCTACGGAACCGACCGACACTAAGGTGGGGGAAGTCATGGCCGAAACCGACGCCATGATCGACTCCGTTTTGCGGGCCAAATACGCGCTTCCCATTACCGACGCCGCCGACCTTTTGGTGCTGCGAAGGATCGCGCTCGCGCTCACGGGCGAGCGACTACGCGAAATCATGGGCGTGCAGACGCAGAATCTCTCCACGGATCAGCAATACGTGGCCACGACCGCCGACAAAGCCCGCGCCGATCTTAAAGCGATCCAGGCCGGGAAGATGCAGTTAAACTCTAGCCCCGCCCAGGCTTACGACGGGTCGCGCTCTTACGCGCGGGAAAACGGGCTTACACCAGTTTTTAAAAAGAACGAAACCCAATGGTGACCCATGCGGGTAGAGGTTGATCCGAAACGGGAACTTTCGGACGCGCTAAAATCCGCTTCCCGCAGCCTTACAAATTTAACGGTCCCGCTCAACGGGATTGCCCGGGAATGGTACAAATCGAACCGCGCTATTTTCTCTTTGAAGGGCCCTGGTAAATACCAGGATCTAAGCACCAAACCCTTCTATGCGTGGTGGGAATCCGGGGACCTTCGCAAGCTCTATACTGGCGGGTATCGGGAATATAAGCAAGCAAAATGGGGCTTCGCGTACCCCATCCTAAAACGTACCGGGCGCCTTGCGAGTTCAATCACGGAGCCCACGCATGGGGACGCGATCAACCATATCATAAACAAAAAAGCGCTACTTCTCGGGACAAATACGCCCTACGCAATCTTTCACCACAGTGCGCAGCCGCGTAAAAAGATCCCCTTCCGCCCCGTGGTACTCTTCGGAAATGAGCAGGTGGCCCCCGGCGCCTTGCAAGGCCGAATAGAGATATGGAAACAGATAATAATCGACTACGCTATGCAAGTAACGGAGAAGAAAATAAATGGCCCGGTACGACCTTGAATCCCTTATCAATGATTTGAAGGCAATCTGCCAAGCGGAGCTAAACACGAAGCTTGCTGCGATCGATCTGGAGAAAAACGACGGGCTCACGTCTTATCAGATCCCGGCTACGGCTTACCTGTTCCAAGATTTACGCCAAGAGGCAGTGGCGCCCCATAAGGCGGTTATGTTTTTCGGGATTGATGATCCTGAATCGAACGGGATCGGCCCGGCTACCTTGGAACGTGTTGAAATATATTTCATAGTGATTTGCCAGCGCTACCCCGACGCCGTGGAGTTTCACACACGACTGCTTAGGTACATGCGCGCGCTGAAAGAAATCTTCGAAGAGAATTGGCACACGCTCCCGAACGCGAACCGATTCACGATTTCCAGCCTTTCACCGACTACCCTAGAGGGGCCGGGATTCCAGGCGGGCTACAAAGCCGTGGGGGTCAAGGTGCAGGCGATTTTAAGTTAAAAGGTATTCCCAAGCGCTAAAAAACAATGCAGAATTTAATCAACATACTCAGGAGAAGTTAAAATGGCACTTTCCGCACCACGCAATATTTTTGGTATCCATAGCGTTGCGCCCTATCGCCGCTCGGACGGAACCCCCTACGGAATTTTGAAAGTACTCGATTCGTCTTCGCTCTCGCTGAGCGGGGAACTGATCGACCTTTTCGGCGGATCGAACGCCTACCAGTGGGCTTCCGAACAGGTGCAGATCAGCGCCGAAATGAACTTGACGCTTGGGGAACTTCCCGATTTCGTTTTCGAGCTTTTCCTTGGAAAAGCCCCGACGCTGAATAGCGCGGAAGCGTCTGGAAACGTAAGCTCAATCGTGGATCTTTACGGCACTTCCGTAGTGGCCGCCACGGGCTTGGCGTCCGTAACCGTGCTCGCCGGTTCCGAAGCAAACCTGAAATTCGGTAAGTACGTGGTAAAGGCAACTTCCGCCACCGAAATCGTGGTGCACGCTCTTTCCGACGTGGATTTCTCCCGGGGTACGGATGAGACTTACGAGGACGACACGCTGGCCGTAACCACGGCCCTTACGATCACCACGGGGGGAAATACGGACGTGGCTTCCCTCGGGCTTCGCTTCACGGGCGGCGCGGGCGTTATCGCTTTCGTAACCGGCGACACGGCGACTTTTGAAGTGCGCCCGGTTAACTCGAAAAGCTCGATCGTGAACATCGGGGCTTCCGGGGATATTACCCCTGAATTCGGCGCGATCCTTATGGCTCAGAAACGTGGTAACGGTGAAATGTTTGAGATTGACGCATACCGCTGCAAGGCTTCGGGTATGCCGATCGGCTTCGAAACTTTTGCTTGGGCGAAGCCGGAAGTTACCGCAAAGCTTCTCTTCGACTCCACGAAAAATGGTGTGTTCGGCGTCCGTGCAGTTACACCCACCAGCGTGTAAGTAAGATCCTGTTCCTTTTGGAGTGGGTGAGTAGGCCGGTGCGTGAAGAGGGGTCACTTTACGCACCGGCTGAAATTTTTTGACTTGCCCCCTCCCCCACTTAGTGTTTTGATTTTCCCATGCTCAAAAAGACCCTAGAGCTTGAAGACATTCTTCCGCCCAAGCCGGAATTCACCCTGAACGAAAAGACCTACACCCTTCGTGCTCCGAACCAACTCGATCGCGTTTGGTTCCAACAAAATTTCGGCCACGAAAAATCCGTGTGGGAAGCAATTCAAAAGCAGGATTGGCTCACGATCGCGCGGGTTGTTTACCGGCTTTTCGGGCAGGAATCCCGGGCCGATTTTAGAGCGCAGAAAGCCCGCGTGGTGAATGACGACGGCCACGAGAAGGAAGTAGAACTAACGGGCCCGGAAACCCTCCTGGTGTCAATTAAGGGCTCAACCGACGGCGCCAAAATATTGGCAGCGCTTAATCGGGCCATGATCAACTCGGAACCGCAGCTTGAAGCGGATTTCATTGCCGAGGTAAAAAAAAACCTGCCGGAATTGAACAAGCTCCTAGACCAATCGACTACGGAGAAATCTTCGACACTCTCCAACACGCCTACGGGTGGACGAAAGCGCAAGTCGCAAGGCTGACTAATCGGGACATAGCTATTTTTCTCTCCCGCATCAATGCTAGACTTAGCTTAGATATGCGGATACAGGCGGGATTGCATGGTGTGCAACTCCCCGGGTCAAGTAATACCGGGGAACCGCAGGCACCAAAGCTTTCACCTGAGCAGGAAAAGGCTTTAGAAGCGGCACAAAAAGCCGCTCTTGAGCGCGTGCGGGAGCGGTACCTAAAGAATGGCTAACGAGCTTGTAATAAAAATCACGGGCGACGTTGAAGACTACCGGAGTGCGTTGAGACAAGCCACCGGGGAAACGGAAGCGCTCGCCGATCAAAGCTCGAAAATCGCCATGAAAGCCGGGGTCGCTTTTGCCGCGCTCACGGCAGAAGTTATCCTTTCGGTCAAAGCCTTCAACGAAGAGCAACGGGCTATTTCCGAAGTAAACGTAGCCCTTCAAAATCAAGGCATCTATACGGCGGAACTTGCCGCAGAATACCGAAAAGTAGCGGAAGCGATCGAGGCAAAAACCGGCGTGGACGCCGACCAAATCAGCGCCGCCCAGGCTTCCGCCCAGGCCACCGCCGGGCAGATTGCGCTTACCGGGGAACTTACGCAGGCGGTAGTCGATTTTGCGGCCAAGCAACGCACCGACGTGGCCACCGCTTACAGCCTTGTGGCGAAAGCGATTGCGGGCCAAGAGGGCGCTCTTTCCCGCTACGGCGTGGTGATTGATCAAGGGCTTACGAAGCAGGAACGGCTAGCGCAGATACAGCAAAAACTGCAAGTGGCGGTAGGTGGCTTTGCGGAAGCCCAAGCAAAGGCATCCGGCAGTACTATTTTGCTCGAACACGCTTTTGAAAATTTACAAAAACGGATCGGGCAACGCTTCGCACCCGCTTTTGACGCAGTAGTAAAAGCGATTACCAGTTTTGTGCATTGGGTGGAGAAGAGCGAAGGCGCGACTAACCTTCTCGTGGCCAGTATTTCCGGGCTCGCCGTCGCCTCGGGCGTGGCGCTTGCGATCGTCGCGGCTCAAAAAGCTATGGTGCTTTTCCAGGGCGCCGCCCTAGCCGCTGCGGCGGCTCAGGAGCTTCTAAATGTGGCCGCAGGCGTGCGGGCCGTGCAGGCGATGGGCGGCCTTTCTGCGGCCATTCCCGCGCTTGTAACGGGGCTCATGAATTTGAGCCTTGCCACTAAGGTTCTAGTCGGAGCAACGGGGCTCGGACTCTTGGTGTTAGTTGCCACGGAAATTTATCTGAATTGGAATCGTATTTTCCCACGGCTCACCGTGATTTGGCAGGGATTCGTTACTTCCGTTATGGAAGGCGGGAAGGCTCTTGCGGAAGTTTTCGCAGGGGTATTCACCTTTGATCCGCAACGTGTGAAAGCCGGAATCGAAGGCTACATAAAAGCGCTTAAAGCGGGATTTAAACAAGCGACGCAAACCCTGGAAAATCAGGACGTGCCGCTTCCCGGCCCAGATCAAGACCCCGCAAAATTAAAGGCTGCGGCGGAAGCTGCGGCCCGGGAAAAAACGCAAGATGCTGCCCGGGTAGCCGGACGCAAAGCTTCCCTGGAACTTCTCCGCCTTGAGGAGGAAAAAGCTTCTAAGGAAATGATCGAGCTAAAAAAGCGGGAAGTGGAAACGCTTAAGCAGCTTGAAACCGAAACCGACACGGGGAGAGTGGGCTTTCTCCAACGCCGCATAGCCGAAACCCGAAGGCTACAGGATGAGCAGGCCGCGATCGACAAAGAACGCCGCCAAATTCTTAACGAAGAAATTCTCGCCGAGAATGAAGCTTTCCAACAAATGGAAGAGGCGCAAAAGCGAGATTTTATCGCTCGGAACCAGCAAATTTTAGAGCAGGAAGTTTTGACCGCGAAGCAGGCACAAGAAAAAGTAGCTAAGGACCGCGCGGAAACCCAAATCAAGGCGAATAACCAATTTCTGATCGAGCAACAAAAGTTCGGAACCGCTTACGCCACGATAAACCGCGCCATGAATTCCGAAGTGGTGCAGGGTTCAAAGCAGGCTTTTGGGGAGCTTGCGGCTTTGCAGGCATCTAGCAGCAATACTCTTAAATCGATCGGGAAAACCGCCGCAATCGCAAACATCATAATTCAAACCGCAACGGCGGCCATGAATATTTACGCAGGCTTTTCCACAATTCCAATCGTGGGCCCGGCGTTAGGTATTGCGGGCGCGGCTGCGGCAGTAGCCTTCGGTGCCGAACAAATCGGGAAAGTAAAAGGCGCAGCCGAAGGGGGCTTGCTTACTGGTGGCGTGCCGGGGGTCGATTCCATTCCCGTCATGGCGCAGCAAGGCGAGTTAGTCGCGCCCACTAAGAACTTTGAGGAAGTCATAGGCTCGGTGCGGGCTAGCCGGGAAGCTAAAAACTTCACGGGCTCAAGTGCCACCTTGACCGAAGAAACCGGGCAAAAGATTTTAGCGCAGCTAGAAGCGATCGGCGATAGAATCCAAACGCCTACAGTGATTCAAAACACTTTCGAGGGCGACGTACTAGCGGAACCCGCTTATGTGGACAAATTGCTGCAAGGAATAAGCGATGCTTTCGAATTTCGGAACGCGAAAGTCGTGGGGGTTAACGCCTAATGGCTCACCACATACCTAAAATCGAATACGGGGGTTTCGTCCCCACGATCGTGAATTTTGTCTATCCGCCTGAGCAGGATGGGCCCGAGAAACTTACGGCCAAACAAACCGTGAGCATTTCCCTTTCCGGCGTCCGGCAGGTTTCGGTGGACCACACGGAAGCAACCCGTCAAATACGTTTTAAGATGCTTACCGAAGCGCAATTGACCGCGCTCAAAACTTTCTACCTGAGCCACGCATATCTAGGAAAGGCTTTCCGGTATTACGACGATAATGGCTCGCTCAGTTACACCCTTTACGAAATGGTGAATGCTTTCGAACCGCGCCGAGTGGCGATTGCCGGGGAAAATATTTATTTCTATGAACTTACTTTGAATCTTCGCCGCGTCGTGGGCGCCGAGGAGGGGCTGGAGTGTATGGAAGCGACAATAGCAAACAACCAAGTGGCCGCAGCGGATGTTACCGGGCTTGTGCTCGATTCCACGCAGTACCGCTCCGTTAAAGTGTACTTCGAGATTCACAGGAAAACGGATTCCAATGAAGCGCTTGCGAACGGCTTCCTTACCGCGATCAGCCGCGATTCCGGCGGGTGGGATATTACCGCAGGCGGGAGCTACGACGGGGACGCTACCGGCGTTTCCTTCTCGATCACTCCCGCAGGCCAAGTGCAGTACACTTCCGACAATATGGCCGGGGCGAACTACTCGGGCACCATTACTTTTAGGGACCTTAGAATATGCTGAAAAAATTTATTCCGTTGATCATTCTGTTTTCGGTAATCGCGCACGCAGCCGTACCCACGCGCATGGAAAATGGGATGTATGTTTCCCCATGGCTAAGACCCGCGCAAAACGGGCTCGCACTCGGGCACTCAACGCTGCGGTGGAACGCATCGGTTTCAAATCTCAATACCACCTTGGCGGAAGGGATTGCAGTAATCGCGGCCAACGGGGACCTAAGCAGCAATTCGTCGGTTACGATTGACGCAAACGGAAGCGTGTTTGCAAATTACTTCGTGGGCCCGCTAGTGGGCAACGCGTCCACGGCTTCGGCGCTGGCCGTAGACCCTACCGATTGCCCAGCGGGGGAATACGCGCAGCAAATCGACGCCCAAGGCAACTTGGTGTGCGCCTCAATCAATACCGGCAACGTGGTGGGCCCGGGTAGCTCCACCGATAACGCGGCGGCACTTTGGGACGGCACAACCGGCACGCTTTTGAAGGATTCCCAGCTAATTGTTAACGGCAGCGTGGCATCTATCCCCGTTTTCCAAGGGTACCTACTCGGGAATGCGTCCACGGCTTCCGCGCTCTTCTCAGATCCTACCGACTGCCCGGCGGGCCAATACGCGCAGCAAATCGACGCTTTCGGGAACCTAACTTGCTCCTCGGTCATAGCGTCCACGGCCAATGCCTTAGCCGCCGACCCAACGGATTGCGCAGCGGGGCAGTATGCCCACGCTATCGACGCCCAAGGGAATTTGACGTGCAGCACGCCCCCAAGTGGCGGGGGCGGCGGAGGATCTTCTTTAGCGGAAGCGCCTATGATCCACCTTAGCCACGGGAACGGGTACGGCTCAACTAACACCATGATTCGCAGGTTTTCCCGAATCAATAAAAACAGTGGTGGGACGCATATCACCCTTACGCAGTCTTCCACCAACGGGGATTCGTTTACGATAAACACGGCGGGCATGTATGCAGTTTGTTACGGAGATTTCCGTAACGGAGATATGGCCGTGGCCGTAACTGTTAACGATTCTGCAATGACCACCACGGCTAGGACGCCGATCACCTACGCGCAGGGGCTTCGGTCCATGTATAACGGCGTTTCCTTAAATGACTATGGCAGCACGTGCGATGTTACCGACCTAGCAGTAAACGACGTGGTGCGGGCGCATAGCGATGGGAACAACACCTCGACCGATCAACACTCTTATTTCTATATAATCTATTTGGGCGCCCAATCGGGGAATGAGCTTTATATAGACGGGGGGACCGGCTACGGGTCCACAAATACCTTGATTCGAACGTGGACGAATACCCGCTTGAATACCGGGGCCGCGTTTACTTACACCCAAGACGCAACGAACGGGGATTATATTACCGTGAATTCGGATGGGCTGTACTGGGTTTGCCGTGCGGAGCTTCGAACTTCCTCCGGGCAGGTTTACTCCGGGATTACGGTAAACGATTCCGCGCTTTCAACCGATGTTTACAGCATGACCTATGCTCAGGGCCGCAGGTTCACTAACCTACTGGCCGGAAGCTTCTACACGCAGACTTCCCAGAATTGCGGGCCATTAAGCCTCACCAGTGGGGACGTGCTCAGGGGCCACGATACTGCGGGCAGTTTGTCAAATGGAACTGACGCCCGCGTGTCCATTAAAATGATCAAAATGAATTCCGCAAAGCGGGCTACGTTTTTTGATACTCCGAGCGGGTTCGGAAGCGTGGCAACAAAGCTGCGTTATATGGCGCAGGTTCGCGATTACGGTAAAAATATCGGCTACGGAATATCCGGGCTGTATGGGACCACGCTGGCGACCTTCTCAGGTGGCGTTTACGTCGGCTGCTTACAGGACTACGGGGCCACGGTTCCAACTACCGGCGTAATGATCAACCCCAAAGCGGAAAGCTCGAACGTATCCACGAGCCGGGATTACAATGACGGTTTCCGAGGCATCCGCGCAAATGGTGCCGGTAGCTCTTCCTCGCACCACTGCGCCTTTGACTACATGGGCCCCGGGGGGCAGATTGCTTTCGGCTCAGACGGTTCAGGCGGAACCGACGCTTGGATCAGCTTTGCTGGGGCACTGATTAACTAATGGGCGCTTACGAAACCGAGTTAAAGAACGAAAAGAAATTCCGGGGAAACGTCATTATCCGTTTTCGCGGAATTTACTTTTCGATTCACACGCCGGATTCGGGGCTTACGATAGAACCTGCATATCAGGGGTTGATTCAGTCCCTAGTTATAAATCCGACCACGATCGACCTTCGCCGGGTTTCCACGTCCATAGCTTCCTACTCTTTCACTCTTGTGGATCGTAACTTAGCGGTATCCCGCCTGATCGGGCTAGACGCCGCGCAAGTGATCACGGAGGAAGTAGAGATTTGGATAGGGCGCGTAGGCGTTAGCATGGATTTTTCGGATTACTACAAACTACCGAACACCAAGATAAAGGGCGTTTCCCGCCCGACGAACGCTTACAGCTTCCGAACCGCCGAGGAAACCGACCGCATGAATCGCGGAACCTATACCAAAAAGGTTTTGCTCGCAGGTAATATATTACCTACAACTACCGTGCTCACCGCGAAGTCGGATATTTCCACATTTCCGGCTTCGGGATTCCTGAAAATCGGAAACGAGTTTGTAAGCTACGGGGTGCTCGATACTGTTTCGAAGCAATTCCAAAACGTGGTGCGGGGGGAATTCGGCACTACTCCTGCCGCGCTCAATATAAATGCGGAAATCACGCTAGCGGAGCGCGTGGTGGGAAACCCGATTACAACACTGCTTCAAATTCTGATTTCAGGCGGTGGGGGCGGCGGCTACGACGTGCTCGATTCCGGCTTGGGGATTTCTCCTAGCCTGATCGACGTGGCCGGAATCGAAGCTTTGCGGGATTCTGATTTTCCCACCCTGGTGTTTGATTTCAAACTCTATGGGGTAACAAACACGCTTACGTTTTTAGAAGACGAAATATTGGCCCCATGTAATTTACGATTTACACGCACCCGCACCGCAAAGCTCACTTTGGTGCGCCTTGACCGCCCGTATTTCATAGAAGATTTGGACGTTATCGACGAAGACACATTGACGCAGCAACCGAACTGGACGGTTGACGAAGACAAAATAGTAAATCAAATTTCTGTTTCCTGGGATTATGACGACGCCCGGCAGGAATTCCGGCGGAAGCAACTTTTCCAGGACGCTACTTCGATCGCGGCTTTCGGGGCGAAGAAAGAACTGCCTTTCGAATTCAAAGCCGTGCGGGATTTATTCGGGGGCGAAGCTTTCGTAGAAAATTTTGCGGAAAATCTATTTTTCAGACTTGCGAACCCGCTCCCGGAAATCAGTGTGCGAACCCAAATCGACAAAAGTCTGCTAAGCATTGGGGACCAAAGCCGCCTTGAAAGCCGGGGAATCCCAAATGAAGACGGCGCTTTAAATTTTGCGACCGAAATGGAAGTGATAAACCAGGCGATCAACTACCAAAACGGCGATGTTTCCATGCGGCTTGCCTTCACCAGTTTTTCGGATATTCGATCCTGTTTTATCGCCCCAAGCGATCAAATCGCCGTGGTTACGGATCAGCAAACCGTGGAAGTAGGCGCCGGGCGTGGCGATCTTTGGAAAGTGGGTTTCAAAGTCGTGCTATGGGATACCGTAAACCTGGTGTACCTGCCCGACGCACCGAACGAAATCACAGAAATAAATGGTGACGAAATCGTGTTCGCGGATAACTTCGCAACCGCGCTTACCACGGATTACATGCTGAAATTCCCGGATTTCGACAAGGCCGCAGCTTCGCAAAAACGATACTGTTTCGTAGGCGTAACCGGGGAAACCTTCCCGGATGGGTCAAAACCCTATAGCATAGTCCCATAGGAGCAGGAAATGGCACTTCTCTACCCAATCACCGCAGCGCAGACCGATGCAAAAAGCCCGATCGACGAAAATCTTATGGATTCGATCCGGCTCAATCTTGACGATTTGGATTCGCGGCTTACTCTGCAAGGGCTATTCGATCACCAGTTTAAATTAAACGGGCCGCTTTCCTATTTGGCAAATCTCCCCACCACTTACCGGCGCAGGATCGACGGGCCCCTTATTTCAAAGGCCACTACTTTTCAGCAATGCCTAGCGTATCTCGAAAAGCCCGGCCAAGGCGGGACCCTCGAAATCGACGTGAAAAGGGCGACGCGTCCCGACGTGATGATCACTGAAATGCGTCGGCAGTTTAATGAGTTTGTAACGTCGATCGCGCGGGTGGGGAGTGCGATAAATACGCAGTCTATTACGCGCTCCACTGCGCAGATTTCCACCCAAGGGGTCGCGCAGTGGAAAGCTTCCATAAACGTGTCAAGCGTGGTGCTACTCAGCGAAAACTTGGTGCGCTACAACTTAGCTTCGGCCATTGATTCCGATTGGATCGTAGGCGACACGGTTACTTTTTCGTCTATGGGTGCGGCCCCTAACGACGGTACTTTTACGATCGTGCGCCTAAATGACGACGGCGGAAATAACGTGATCGTGCAGAATGCAAGCGGGGTTCAAGAAAGCATTCCCGCAGGTAGTTGCCGCTTAAACGCTTGGGCTTACACTTTCACCAACCCGGTTTCTTCGCAATTCGCTGCCGGGGAAAGTGCTTTGTTTGCGAGCCACCCGGACGCAGGAAACGACGGCACGCTTACGATCTATGCCGTAAATCAATCCGGAAATAATATTATCGTAAAAAATTCCAACGGCGTCGCAAACGCTTCGATAGGCGGAACCGCCGACGTACTTCGGTGGATATTTGCATTTTCTTCCGCAGCCCCTACCCCGGACTATACTGTGGGGGAATCTGCTTTTTGCCAAGGCCATTCGAGCGGCGGAAACAACGGCACTTTCGTAATCAAAGCCGTAAATTTCGGCGGCAATAACGTGGTGCTCTACAACACGGCGGGGGTAGTCCAGGGCGGCGTCGCGGGGACGGTAGACACATGCCGGTGGGCGTGTTTCTTTTCGGTCGATCCTTCGAGCGATATTACTGCGGGGGATTCGGTGCATATTTCGGTAGCCATTCCCTCCTCAATCCAGGGCACCTATACCGTGAAGCAGGTAAACCGCTCCACAAGCGATAACATCGTAATCCACAATGCAAGCGGTGCAGCCAGTGTTTCCGCGCAGGTAGTTTCCGCCCGGATGCTGCTAAAATTCGCAACGGACCAAAGCGCGAGCATAACGACCGACTCAACTGTGCATATTTACGGGAGTGCGCAAGCTTACCAGGCCGCCGACGGGGATTTCGCCGTGCTGCAAGTCAATCGCGGCGGGGGCGCCAACTATAACGCCGTGGTGGCTATGGCGGCGTCGATACTAGAGCAGGTGGGCCCCTCGGGCCGCGTGGTGTACGAATTGAAAAGCATTTTCACGACGCGCCCAAGCTTCACCATTCCGGCGTACACCCGGGATTTCGACGACACGCATTTAAAAGTAAGCTCAAATGCGGTTTTCCATGCTACCCGGAAAACAGTACCGGCGGGCACGCTTCTATTTTTAGACGTTATCGGGTACCCGAATGGTGAGCCCGAAAATCTGCTAGTGCAGCTTCTCTAAGAGGTATTTATGGCGACTATACCGGAAAAGGTAAAACTTCAACGCACGTTTACTACTGGCACCACGGTTTGGAAGGCGCCTTTTACCGGCACTGTTTTTGTGCAGGGGTGTGGTGGCGGCGGTGGTGGTGGTGGTGCTTCAACCGGCGGCGGTGGTGCTCAAGGTTCCCCAGGCGGGGGCGGCGGGGGTGCTTCACAAGGTGCAGTTGCGCCGATTCCTTTCCAAGTCGTGGAAGGTTCACTTTATGCCGTGGTAGTGGGCACGGGCGGCGCCGGTGGTACCGCCGGGGGTTCAGGCACGGGCGGCATAGGTGGTAGCGGCGCGACCAATGCCGGAACCGGGACGACGGGGGCCCTAGGTGGCGGAAGTGACGGGATCGCAAAAAGTTTAGCTTTCGCGGGATATGGGGGCGACGGCGGCGACGGCATCAACGCCGCACCCGGGCAAGCCGGTGATTCCGCGCAGCCCGGAAACGTGTACCCGCGCCCGGGAGCGACCGCAGGCGGCGCAGGCGGTGCAGGCGGCGGCGGTGGCGGTGGCGGCGGTGCTAGTTCTATCTTCGGGGTAGGTGGCACGGGCGGCGCCGGTGGGGGCGCTACCGGCGCGAACTCGACGGGCTACGGCGGCGGGGGCGGGGGCGCAGGCGGTGCAGACGGCGGCGGGGGCGTGTCTTACGCGGGCGGCGCGGGCGGCCCTGGGGTCCTCTACCTTTTCTATTGAAAATTGTGCATAGCGGCTTCCAAACCGTTTTAGTTGCTCCTAGACTAAAGTTTTAGACCAATCAAAAGGAGCACCAAATGGAAGCCGCGCTTATTTCTTTCTTGCTAGGACTCGCCGACAAGTACCCTTGGGCAGTAACTCTTTTCGTAGTGATGGGAGTGCTCCGCGCAGTGTTTAAGCCCCTTGTGGCTTTCGCTCGCACTGTAGTGGTGGCCACCCCGTCCGTGAAAGACGACGAATTTCTGAATAAAGCGGAAAGCTCGAAAGCTTTTAAAGCGGTTGCTTGGTTTGTGGACTACCTCACCTCGATCAAACTCCCGGGTTACGACGTTAAAAAATGACGCCGATCGAAGCGATAATAGCTTTTGTTAAGCTTGTGCCCATCTTCGACAGGTGGGCACAGTTTTTTGTGGCTGAGTACGTGAAGCGCCACTACGCTGAAATTCGAAAGGATCACCGTGAAGGTATCGAAGCAACCGTTAAGGGCGATCAAAGAAAACTGGAAGAGGCTATTGGGCACCCGAATCCGGGCGCCCCGTCCGGCGATGCTGGCAGTTCTATTATTGACGCCCCTCCTCCAAGCCTGCCCTAAGCGGCAGGAAATCGAAGCGGAAATTTGGATAAATTCAGGAATCCCGGCGGAGCATTGCACGTCGGAAGTGGCAAAGCGTGGGATTTACCGGCGGCTAAATGACGACGTGTGCCGCGAAAAAGGAAAGCCGCCCGGCTGCGCGGAATTTATTTCCTACTGTAAGCCGGAAGTCGTGAACTATATTGGCTTCAACAAAGACAAGCTAAGGGAGCTTCTCGACGAAGCTTTTGGGAAAGAAGATGCAGCTAAACAAAATTCCATGGGTCCAAGTAACTAAGTATGCCCAGGCTTATTGCCTTGATCCTGATCACGTTGCAGCTTGCATTATGGTGGAGTCAGGAGGAGAAACTTTCTCCGCTCGATTCGAACCCGCTTTTAAGTACCTTTTCGAACCCGTAAAATTTGCGGGAATGCTCCACCAATCGGTGGAAACCGAAACAACGCAGCAAAAAACCTCTTGGGGCTTGATGCACGTAATGGGCGCCGTAGCCCGGGAGCTGGGCTTTGAAGGCTACTTGCCTGAATTGACGGCGCCTGATTCCGGGATTAAATACGGGTGTCTTAAAATGCAGCAACTTTCCCGGAAGTACCCGGATATTTACGACACGATCGCGGCCTATAACGCCGGGAGCGTGCGGAAAGATCCAGCCACCGGGCTTTACACCAACCAAAAACACGTGGACAGGTTTCAAACATGGCTTTCGAGAATCAGAAGCGGGCACTAGAGTACTGGGTTTTCCCTTTTTTACTTTTGGCACCTTCGGCATATTTCCTTTTCGCGCCCGATATTTGGCGATCGCAGTGGTACACGGGGCTTGCCGTAATTATGGCCGTAATCGCGCTGGGGGTATTCGTCCCTAAATTTTCCCCGCGTATCGGTACTTTCTTGGCTTCCGCTTGGTGGTACTTCGCTTTTCAGGGTTTCGAGCTAGCCTTCTCAGCTAAGAAACTGCCCCCGCTTGTAAAATGGCTTTCGGCTGCTCAAGGCTCTTTCTACGCGCTTGTGACACTTGGTACCGCCTTAGTCCCTAAGCCGATCTTCCGAAAGCTCTTAGACGGCTTTGCGGTGCTTTGCCTGCTTTCTAGCGGGGCCCTCGTTTTCCGGTATTTCTCTGGACCATACGCAAACAGCATTATCGGGAATTCCGCAGCCGATGCGTCATTTATCGCGGCCATGGCGCCCCTAGTATGGGCCCGGCATTCTTCGAAAATATGGCCGAATACCTTTCTAGTATCGACCCTCGCGCTATTTCTCCCGGTTGTGGCCGTAATTCTGGCCGGATCTTCCACGGGTGTGGCCGCCCTAATTGTGGCTGCACTTTCGATCGCTGCCGTTTCAACACGGAACCGGAGGGCAGTGGGAATCAGTTGCGCGGCAATTATCCTCGTAACGCTTTCCGCATTTTTCTTTATGAAAGAAGATTTTTTTAATGATAACGGACGCTTTCGAATTTGGGGTTTGCACCTGAATGCTCTTTTTTCAGGGTTCCAAAATGTACGCGGCTTAGAGGCAATGGTGGGGGTTAGAAGTCCCGAATGGCTTTTCGGCGCAGGCGGCGGGACCTTCATAGCCTACGCGGGCTCAATCCAAAGCGAAGGGCACCAAGGGATAATGACCGCGTTTCTCTTCGCGCATAACGAATGGGTACAGATATTTTTCGAGTACGGCGCGGCGGGGTTGCTACTTGCCATAGGTATTTTTCTCTACGCGCTCCGAAAAGCCGTTGACCGCCCCTGGCTCTTCTCTGCATTATTTACCTATGGGTTTATTTCGCTGACACAATATCCGCTAAGGTTTTTTGTGCCCGCGCTTTTTGGAGCTTGCCTACTGCGTGAAGCCTTCCTTGACTCCCGAGATGCGGGAGAAATTTCTTAAATTCGTAGACGGTAGGGAAGACCTACTCTATTACGCATTCCACCTGAATCAGTGTAAGCACAAAGAGCCGATCGTGGGTTGGCTATTACATCAAAAGCTTACGGGCGCTTCATTCGCCGAATGGGTGCGCGTAAAACATGGCAATTCTTTTCTAAAAATGATCCAACACATTGTAGCGGAAGTGAATCGGGCACGACCTAGGCCGGTAATCGCGGGGGAGGATTATGGAAACAGAATCCAGTAACCTTTCGGATCGAACACCAGTGCCGCTGAAATGGCTGTTTGGTGTCTGTTCAGTTTTCATTACCGCA